ACGTCTATAGGTAAGATTTTCTCTGATATAGGCAAAAGATTTACTAGCGCATTTCAATTAGGCGACACGGGTGAAATATCACTACTAAACGTATTTACAACACAAGCTCCTGCTGTATTCGCCACTATTAAACAAGACCTTACAGGTATAAATAGTTTAGTAGGCGAGACTCTAACACGATTAGGTTCCGCTTTTCGCGAGCTATTTAATAGTCTAACGGCTATGTCGGCATCGACGGTAAAAGCCTTTAGGCAGCTACTGAATGCGTTTATTCAGCTGCAGCTAGTTTCTTTTGAGTCACTAATTAGTGCTATAGCAACATTAGCTCAGGGTTTAACACCTGTGGTGGTAGCGCTAACCAAAGTGCTTGAAGGCTGGGCAAATATCTTGCGCCTACCTATTGTACAGTTTTTCGCTCAAATAGGCATAACATTCGCTGTTCTACAAAAAACAGGAGTCCTTGCTATAGCTGCTATAATCACGCAACTAGCTATATGGGCAGTAAGCTGGCAAGCCATTGTACAAAAAGTACAGGTAGGAGGAGCTTTTATTCAGGGTGTAATTAAATCTATATCTGTAGCTCTAGGTTCGTTGTTACTTCTGCTTGGGCAAGCATCAACAGCACTCAAAACACTATTCATATCCCAGGGCGCTGACCCTAAGATTATCAAAAATATAACTGACCTAGAGCTGCAGCTTAACAAAGCTGGTAGAAACGCCAAAGGTTTAGCCTACAATTTCAGGAATTTAGGGGCCGCAGTTAATACCTTAGGTAGATCTCTGGGCGCCCTTGTACTTAACGTAATCAAAGCCAACGTCGCTATTATTGCGGTAACAGTAGGTATCACTCTTCTCGTAGACGCTTATGGCCGCTGGAAGCGCGCCCAAGAAGAAGCACGCCAGGCGTTACGCGATAATCAAGTAATCAACAAGTACGTAGCCACGGTTCAATACCTAAATCGTGAGCTAACAGTATCTGAACAGAAGCTTAAAGACGCAGCTTTAGCTGCAGCTGACAAAAAATACGAGGAAGCTACAACTCGCATAGCCAAGTTAAGAGAAGAGCTAGAGAAGCTACGTAAAGAGTTAGATAAAGATAAAGCACGCAGAAAAGGACCCTCGTCTGAGCGCAAAATACGAATAACTCCAAGAGAAGACGTAGCGTTTCAGACCTACGGCGAACGCAGGCGCGAGCGGCGTAACCGCGAGCTCGAAAAAGAGCTAATGGCGGAACGCAAGAAAGAAGCCGATGCGCTTGCTGTTTTAGATGAAGAGCGAACCAAAGAGAACGTCCGCGTCGCTGCCCAAAATCGCACCAACCTCGAAAAAGAAATCGGCGAGCTGCGCCGCCAGATCGACAACGACCTGTTCCAGCAGCGCCAATCCCTAGCGCAGAAGGAAGTCGAGATCTTCCGCCTGGCCGGCGAACTCCGCATCAAGCAGATCGAAAAAGCCAACGAGAAGCTCATCGAGGGTGAAGAAGGCGCCTCCCGCGCCGCTCTCGAGGCTCTCAACAACTACATCGCCACCCGCGAGCGCGGCGAGCTAGAGATCGAAGCCGCCAAGAAGACGCTCGCGATCGAGGTGACCAACCTCGAGAAGGCCATCAGCGACTACCGCTACGACATCGAGAAGAAGATCGCCGAGCTCCGCAAGAAGTCCGCCGACTACGAGCGCAACGCTGCCGATGCCCGCCAACGCGCCGCAGGTGGTACGACTCCAGCAGCCCCTGGCACCACTGCAGGCTTCCGCGTCGGCAGTACCGGCCGCAGCACCGGCCCCCACCTCGACATCCGCAGCCCAACAGGCAATAAACAGGCCGTAATCGACGAAGCCACTGCCATCATCAAGGCGTGGCAGGGCCAGGGCCTCGAGTACATCGAGCTCAGCAACACCAAGATCGACGTCAAGAACATGTTCGACGAGGCCGAGCTCCGCAAGGCGCTGGCCAAGGAGCAGGCTGTACACGGCAAGCGCGCCAGCGGCGGCGCCATCGACATCGCCGTCCCCGCTGGCACCCTCGTCCCTACACCAGTTGGTACTCCCTCCTGGGGTGGTGCGGGCGGTTGGCAGGCTACCTCGCTGCAGACTGGCAACGTGTTCCTCCACGGCCTCGGTACATCCGTCGCCAGCCCCCGCGGTGCCGCGGCCGCTGCAGCTCCTGCCGCTCCCACCACTGCCGGCGGAGCCGGCATGCCTGACGCCACCAAAGCCGCTAACAATTACGCCGCAGCCGTTCGCAACCTCACCAGCGCCATGGAGCGCCTGCGCTCACTACAAGCGGCGTTGACACAAGCGAACACTGCTGAGGCTTTTGATCAAATTGCCAAAGCTGCTTTCCCTCAAGTCTCCCTAGAGCAGTACCAGGACCAGCTTTACGAGTTGGATGGTGTCATGCAAGCCTTCGCAAAAGGTGCGTATGACGCATTTGATCCTGAGCGAAGCCAGATTGCAGCTGAACAAGTAGGCAAAATGCTTACAGCGCAGCGAGAGCTAAGTCAAATTTATGACGCAATACGACAGCGCACCAACCTGAGCGAGCGCGAAAAGGCTGATCTTGTTGCTCAAGTCACTAAGAGACATCAAGAGTTTGTTAATAGTCTTCGCACGGAAGAACAAATTAGGCAAAGCCTATCTGCGATTCAAAAAGGCATAGCCCTCGCTAGCCAATTCGCGCAGGAAACCGCTCAGATTGCCCGAGATAACGAGGTCATCCGAGAGCGCAACCGCCTAATCGCAGCAGGAGCGAGCTCCGAAATAATTGAGCGTGAAATTGAGAAACTCCGTAATGCACAGCTATACAATCAAAGTATGGATCAGCTTAAAGGCATACTAGAAAAGCAACTTAATTTGCGCGCTGAACTACAAGCAAAGATAGCAGCAGCGACACCTGCAGAGAAAAAAGAACTGCAAGAGCAGCTAGATGCAGCACTTGCTGAGATTAAACGGCTTGAGGCTATAATCGCAGCACTAAAAGGTGAGAAAGATAAACGTGACGAAGCTACAGAGTCACGTCCACCTGAATCTAAAGATCGTCGTGACATTACAGATGTGATGAAGCAGTGGGAAGCCGATCTTGAAAGTCTTGATGAAGAGGTAGCATCTTTTGCTGAGACTATTCAATCTGAGCTAGGTGGTGCATTAGCTCAGGCATTTTCGTCCCTAATTGAGGGTACAGGGAATGTACAAGAAGCTTTCAGTAAAATGTTCCAAAACATATATCAATCGTTCTTGCGTTTAGTATCAGACATAATAGCGAAACAGATACTGTTAATGATACTGAAAGGTTTTGGCGTAGGAGCCGCAGACGGTGCTGTTTTTAAGAAAGCAGCTAAAGGTGCTAGTTTTGCTAATGGTATAGCAGAATTTGCACGTGGTGGGACATTTACTAATAGTGTAGTTACTAAACCTACACTTTTTGCTTTCCGCGACGGTGGGGCATTAAGCCCAGGCCTTATGGGTGAAGCTGGCCCTGAAGCAATCATGCCGCTTAAGCGTGGTCCCGGGGGACGGTTAGGGGTCGAAACTCATGGCAGCACTGACAGCATCAGTGTCGTGGTTAATGTGGACGCAAAAGGCACCAGCGTCCAAGGTAATGATCAGCAAGGCAACCAACTGGGACGCGCCATCTCGGCTGCTGTCCAAACTGAATTGATCAAACAAAAACGTCCTGGAGGCTTGCTCGCATAATGGCTACATTTCCTAGTTACGCACCTGTTTACCCAATCCGTAAGCAGTCTAGTCCGTCAGTGCGCAGTACTAAATTTGGCGACGGTTATGAGCAACGAGTAACTTTCGGCCTAAATCAGGATGCTAAGGAGTGGGCCTTAACTTTTATAGTAAAAGATGCTGACGCTGATATCATAGAAACTTTCTTGAACGCACGTGCCGCTGACGCTGCTAGCTTCGATTGGACTCCGCCTGATACTGCAACTGCACTTAAGTGGGTATGCCTTAATTGGACCCGAGATCTTATTGGGTTTAACGTTAATCAAATTGAAGCGACCTTCCGGCAAGTATTTGAGCCATGACCGTACCAGTCTCAGCTCTCCAAGAAGTTGCACCTGGCGCGATTATTGAGCTGTTTGAGCTGCAACTCACCACGGCGCAGCATGGCACCGACGATTTGTACCGCTTCCACGCTGGCACCAGTCTCAACAACAATGGCAGCGTTTACTGGAACGACAATGAATACACACCGTTTCCTATTGAAGCCGATGGTTTTGAGTACAGCGGTAACGGTCAACTACCACGACCAAGGATCCGCGTCAGCAACATTTTAAGCACGATCACTGCGTTGCTATTGACTTTGCCTGACGGTTTGGAGGGCGCAAAGATAACCCGCATCCGCACACTGGCACGCTATATCGACAACAGAAACTTTCCAGGCGGCGACAACATCA